TCAGGAGGCGTAAGTGAAGGAAAACTTTGACGAATGTCTATCCATGCTCCTCAAGCACGAAGGTGGCTACGTCAACCACCCGAGGGATCCTGGCGGAGAAACCAATCTTGGTGTCACGCGCAAGGTGTGGGAAGAGTGGATCGGCAAGCCTGCGGGCAAGGACGCAATGAAGGCCTTGACGGTCAAGGACGTAGCGCCGTTGTACAAGAAATTGTACTGGGACAAGGTTAAAGGCGATGACCTACCCAGTGGTGTGGACTGGGCGGTCTTTGATTGGGCCGTCAACAGCGGCACAGGACGTGCTGCAAAAGCCCTGCAACGTATCGTTGGAGTTGAACCAGATGGCGGTATTGGCGCGGCAACTCTTGCTGCAGTTGAGAAAATGGACGACAAGCGTATTGTCGAAGCGATGGCCGCGGCTAGAGAGAAGTTTTACCGCGGTCTGTCGACCTTTGACGCGTTTGGGAAGGGCTGGCTGCGCCGCAACCAAGAAACGCTTGAGGCGGCGCTGACGATGGTTGGCAAGAAGACTGTGATCGGGAAGATCGCATCTTCCCTTGGGTTCTAGGAGAGGCGGGCATGCGCATCGAGATCAAGATCCTCCCCGAAGAGGAGATGGAAGTCGACAAGTACGAGGAGGACGAGGAGGGCGAAATGTGTCCACTCGCCACCAAGGATCCTGAGGTCAATGACGAGAACCGTGAGGAAGCGGTCGAGTACGCCAACTACCGGACACCGGAGCCGGGGGCGTCTTTTCGTCAGGACCAAGTCTGCGGCAGCTGCGCGGCGTACAACCAGAGTGATGACATGCTGGAGTGCATCGGCGACGAATCCGGCAACACTGGCTACTGCCAGAAGTGGAAATTTGTCTGCATGTCTGGCAACACATGCGACTCGTGGGTTAAAGGTGGGCCGATCACATCCGACCTACAGGAGAATTACGGAGAATATTTCTAGTGGATGTTGTTGACTTGTCGAGAAAGCTGTACAAGGTTCTACGCGAGCGCGAAGAGGACCTTGCAACCACAATCGTCACGGGATCCGTGTCGGACTGGGAGCAGTACAAGCTGATCGTAGGGGAGATCCGGGGCATCTCCTACGCTAAAGAAGAACTTAGAGCCCTGCTGGAGAGAACGACACAAGATGGTAAAGAGGCTTTATCTCCCTGACCACGTTGTCAAAAGCGTTGAAAAAGAACGGCAAGCGGCCAGCGTAGAGACCGCTTACGTCAAACCCGAAGAGCGCGTTCTGGACCCGTCTCTTCTCGACAAAGCCCTTCTGGACAGATTGCCGCAACCTACTGGTTGGCGTCTTCTGGTCATGCCGTACAAGGGCAAGTCCCAAACAGACGGGGGCCTCTTCCTCCCCGATCAAGTGGTGGAACGCGAGGCTATCGCCACGGTTGTGGCCTACGTTCTTCGTCTTGGGCCAGAGGCCTACAAGGATCCGGACAAGTTCGGCCCTGACGCGGAGCCTTGGTGCAAGCAGGGTGATTGGGTCTGCATCGGTCGGTATTCCGGCTCTCGGTTCAAGATCGACGGTGGCGAGGTTCGCATCATCAACGACGATGAGGTGATCGCCACGCTGCTTGAGCCTGATGACATCAAGCATGTTTGAGGAGGGACAGATGTCCGAGGACAACACAATTGAGCAGGAGACGGAACTCGACACCGGTTCCGCAGCTCCGCAAACTGAGAAGCCTGCGGAGGGCTCTGACGAACTCGAGTCCTACAGCAAGGGGGTTCGTGAGCGCATTAACAAGCTGACGGAGAAATACCGCCGGGAGCAGCGCGACAAGGAAGAGGCTGTTCGGCTGACGCAGCAGTTGATCCAAGAGAACCAGCACCTGAAGACCCGGGTGCAGTCTTTGGACACTGGGTATCTTCAGGAGTACGGCAACCGCCTCAAGACGGAAGAGGAGTCCCTAAAGCGCAAATACAAGGCTGCGTGGGACGCCAACGATGTTGACGCGATGGCCGACATCCAGAAGCAGATGTCGCGTTTGGCGGTAGACGAGCAGCGGCTCGTTGTGGCGAAGGCGCAGGCTGACCGGCAAAAAGAAGTGCCGCAGGAGCGCCCTCCGCAGCAGTTCGCGCAGCCGCAGCCCGCGCCTCAACCTCAGCCAGATCCCAAGGCGCAGAGTTGGGCGCAGAAGCACTCGTGGTTCGGGAATGACCGACTGCTGACGGCAGCGGCATTTGCGATTCACCATACGCTCATCGAAGATGAAGGGTTTGACCCGAACACCGATGAGTATTACAATGAGCTTGACCGCCGACTTCAACGGGAGTTCCCGCAGAAGTTCCAGACGGCCAAAACGGGTGGAAGTGCCCAAGTCGCCTCAGCAGGCGCTTCCGCATCCCGCAGTACGGCAAAGCCAGGGCGCAGGACGGTCAAGCTGACTCCGTCGCAAGTCGCGATAGCGAAAAAACTTGGCGTTCCTCTCGAAGAATACGCCAAGTATGTGAAGGAGTAAGGGACATGACTGACAGAACACCTCGCGCAAGCGAAACCCGCGAAGCAACTTCGCGCCGCAAACCTTGGGCACCGCCCAGCCGCCTCGATGCCCCGAAGGCCCCTCCGGGCTTTGTGCATCGCTGGATTCGGATCTCGGTCCGTGGGGAAGACGACAAGACCAACGCCTACCAAAGGCTGCGGGAAGGTTGGGAACCCGTGCGGGCTGACGAGTATCCGGAGTTCCATGCTCCGGTGATCGATGAAGGCAAGTACACGGGGATCATCGGTAACGGTGGTCTGATGCTGTGCCGTATTCCTGTCGAGACAGCCAACGAAAGAGCCGCGTATTACGGGAACCGGGCCCGCGAACAGATGGTTGCAGTCGATGAGGACCTGATGAAGGACCAACATCCTTCCATGCCGATCTCTCGTAGTCGGCAAAGTCGTGTTTCGTTTGGGGGCCGTGGGGCCTCTTAGTGTCAACTGAAGGAGTAGTACCATGGCAAACGTCAATGTTGCCTTCGGTCTGCGCCCCGTGGGTGTTGTCGGCTCGGCGCCGAACAGCACGGGGACGACCGAGTACCGCATCGCTTCGACGAACACCAACGCGATCTATCAGGGCGCTCCTGTGATCCCGCTCAGCACCGGTTTCATCGACCGGGTTGGCGCGGCTTCTGGTGGCACTGTTGGTCTCCTTGGCGTGTTCTGGGGTTGCGAGTACATTTCGTCGACGACCGGCAAGAAGACGTGGTCGAACTACTGGCCTGGATCGGGCGCAAACTCGCTCTATCCGGTCCGCGCGTTCGTCTACGACAACCCGCTCCAGACCTTCGTGATCGCCACGTCGAACGTCAACACGTCGTGGGATACCGAGGCTGAACTGCGTGCTGGGGTGTTCGCCAACGCGAACTTCGCCGGTGGCCAGTCTGGCTCGACGATCACTGGCATCTCGTCCGCTACGCTCGACGTGCAGACGATTGCCGACACCAACACGCTGAACCTCCGCATCATGGGCATCCAAGAGGATCCTGAGAACTCGGACTTCACTGTGGCTGGTATCCCCGTCATCGTTCGTCTGAACAACCACTTCAATTCGCCCAACGGGTCGATTGCTGGTGGCACTGTTTCGACGACTGGCGTGTAAGGAGGCGGAACAATGGCTATCTCTCGCGCACAACTTGCGAAAGAGCTGGAACCCGGCCTCAATGCCCTCTTCGGCATGGAGTACGCCCGGTACGAGAACCAGCATGCGGAAATCTACACCACCGAGTCCTCGGATCGTGCATTCGAGGAGGAAGTTATGCTCGCGGGCTTCGGTACGGCGCCCCTGAAGCAGGAAGGCTCCGCGATCAACTACGACGACGCGCAGGAAGCGTACACCGCGCGTTACAACCACGAGACCATCGCGCTGGCCTTCTCGATCACCGAGGAAGCCATCGAGGACAACCTGTACGACCGCCTCGGCAGTCGCTACACGCGCGCCCTCGCTCGCTCGATGGCCCACACCAAGCAGGTGAAAGCTGCTGCCATCCTGAACAATGCCTTCACGGGCGGTGCTTCAGCTATTGGCGACGGCAAGGCGCTCTGTGCCACCGATCACCCGCTGACCAGCGGCGGCTCGTTCGCGAACAAGCCGACCGTTGATGCTGACCTGAACGAGACCTCGCTCGAGGACGCGCTCATCAGCATCGCTGGTTTTGTGGACGAGCGTGGTCTCAAGGTCGCCCTTCGTGGCATGAAGCTTATCATCCCCCGGCAACTGCAGTTCGTTGCCGAGCGTCTGATGGTTTCGAACCTCCGCGTTGGGACCGCCGACAACGACATCAACGCAATCCGCTCGATGGGCATGCTTCCGGAAGGGTACGTCGTCAACGACTTCCTGACCGATCCGGATGCGTTCTTCATCAAGACGGATGCTCCCCGTGGCTTCATCCACTTCGAGCGCACCCCGCTCTCGACGAACATGGAAGCGGACTTCGACACGGGCAACATGCGTTTTAAGGCCCGCGAACGTTACAGCTTCGGCGCTAGCGACCCCCGTTGCGTGTTCGGAACCTCGGGCGCTGCCTAACAAAAACAAGGGCTTAGGTCCGATTGACCCCCGCTTCGGCGGGGGTCTTTTTATTTCTTGACACGACGTGCCACTTTGTTACTACTGTTCATGCAACCTGTAACGGAGAGTCACGGTGTCGAACAACGTCATCTACAAGATTAGAAACATCGTGAACGGAAAGTTTTACGTTGGAAGCGCAGT